TCCAGCAGCAACATCAGCGACCGGATCTTCAATCACCACAACATTCTCTTTATTCTCGCCTTCCATGACGTTCTCCCTTTTATGCCGGATTCCCGGCGGTTATAGCAGCCAATGCCGCTTTTGTTTCACGAAATATCTGCGCTAATCTTGGGTTTCTTTCTGAGTCGAATGACATCGCCCGGCGTTCAAATTCTTTTTTTCTCGACGCAATGTTCCGTTGTTTCATTCTGCAAAGGAACTGCTCATACGTCACCTTGCTTGTCGAAGAACTCTTAATAAGTTCACGATATGCATCTCGATACACAGGAGTATCAAGACTTCCATCAACATCTAAATTCAATTCTTCATGACCTTCACGGCGATCACGAATTCCGATCATACTTCTGCCCCTTGTGGCGGCATTTGCATCTGCGCCATCTGCTGTTGTGCCATCTGCTGCTTCTGAATCGATTCAATTATTTTTTCTTTCTGTGCTGCACTAAGCAAGCTCTCCTCGACCAACACATCAGGCGGAATTGGTATACCTTTACCGGCCATCTCCATCAGCATCATGTGATTGGCGAGCATAATCGTTTCATTAAAGGCACCTTCACCGATTGTTACATCGAACTTACCGACAGCCGTATCAGTCAGAATCTTATTTATTACTAACTTCGCCATCTCAATATCTGGCTCAGTTTCGAGCTGTCCATCAGGACGTAACTGCGGATCACCAAGCGCATTAAACGTAGGCTTCTGGAAGTTATCTTTAATGAATCCATCGCCCAGAACCTGCATTGCGCTCTCAATTGTATAAACTTCGCCTAACTGCGAAAGTATAAAGCGGCCAAGAATCTCCTTTGTCTGCTGGTAGTTGTCCAACGGCTCTTGTACCATTACAAGGCCCTGTCGCTGTTTCAGGAGTATCGCACGACCGCTTTGATCTGTTTTATCATTCGCAAGTAAATCAGGATTGACACCAGACGCTTCTTTAATATCTTGAGCATTCTCAAGAGCTAACTGGGCATGACCTTGTGATAACGGCGTAGGATTAACCTTCCAAGTATTGGGAGCAGCTCCACCTGTCTTTGCCGGGTCATAATATATTTGAACACCAGGAGTCGAACCGAAGTTCTTGAGCTTTGCTTTATTGGTAGGATCTAATGCATCTTTTGGAACAAATGTCCCAGAATTAACTGAACTGTTCAGATGGTGTAGTTCTTGTGTCCGACGCTTGTTATATTCCTCTTGCAAATCCCTCAGCCCTCTGACAAGCCCTTGAATCGTTAACTCTGGTTCAATTCCATCACCAGTTTGTCGCTCGAAGAACATTGGGATAATAGGATATGTCTTCCAGTTCGGGAACGTCCAGCACCTCTCATCAGACATTTCTGTCTTACCAATGATCTGCTTGAGTCTGATCTCATTCGTCCGTTTCGTTACAATCGACGCATCAGGCAACTGCTGTGCTGAAATAAACGTCAAAGCCTCTTGTTCATTCTCAGTATCAAATAACACTCCCTGCGACCTTGAAATGACGTAATAGACGTTATAAGGATTCTTGTAATAATACTCAATAAGGTCGTAAACATCTTCTTGCTTGTCACCAAGATCATCCTTTTCCATCTCATTGACGCCAGGATAATCCCTCAACTGTAAAATCTCATCTGATTCACCGACAACGACTTTATTAACGGCTATCCCTTCAAGTTTCTTTTTCTTATCAGGGAACAACATCAATACATCGTCTTTAGATAAACCGAGTGTCAACTTAATCAGAAATCGCCCGTCAGATAAATCATATTCTTCACACGTCGGGTCAAATAACACGCGCTTTGCCTCGACCTTACGGAACTTCATCTCACCGTTAACAAGGTCTTGCGTATAATCAATATACGGCTCAATGTAACACGCTCCACCGACTGAGGTGTCCTTAAACTGATCAGAAATCTTATGTTTTAATCGGGATTGTTTTGCGACGTTTTTTAATAGGCGGGTAGCTATCTCGGAGAGTAACTCATCTTCTGTACCTTCTGGGAACGCCTTAAAATCAGCTCGACTCTGACGTTCGATACCAGACAACAACTTGATCATCGGCTTGATCTTATTGATCGTTAAAGCCTTGACGCCTCTGGTATACAGCGTCTGTACATCATCTTGGTTCCATTGCTTTCCTAGGGCATACTCGAAATCCTTTTTGATCTCCTTAAATATCTTCGTGAAGAAATTCAACGAAGTTTTAAGGTCATCATAAACATCTTCGACTGTGATTTTTGTCATAAAATAAAAAAGCCGAGCATCCCCATTATCTGAGGACGATCGGCTTTCCCTAGGAAGGATTTTCCGAGCCTGCTATGTATGTTTCACAACCACCGCGATTCCGCCTTATGTGGTCGAACGGCTTTTAACGTCCGCCGGTCTTTTGACTATGAAACTATATTTTAATGCTTTCGTTCCGGTTCACCGATGATATTTTGCCGGCATAAAAGTTAATCTGCACATGGCCGGTGAAGCCGGACGCTAAAGCGTCCATAATTAATTCTATCACCTTTTTCGGAATTGTTAACATTTATTTAATCTTTTTTTAAGATGAAATAAAACGTGCCGTCCTTATCCTGTGCGTGAATTAATTTGAAGCTCACCTTGTACAGCCATCTGAAATCGCTCATCTTTGTCTTGCCTACCTGAGCTGCATACTGCGACTGATCAAGAAATACCAACGTCTCTTTACTAATAATGCGAGTATGTGACGGGTCTCCCCATGACCAAGGTGAATTCCATGATGGACATGACGCAAAGAATAACCCTCCAGGTTTCAATATCCTATGGTATTCAGTCCATTCACGAAATAAGAACTCATAATTGCCTTGTGCCGCTAAATGCTCCAAAACCTCATAAGCATGGATCTCATCAAACTCCTCATCGACGAACGGCAACGGATGAACACGCAAGTCATGCACAACATCAGGCTTATGGTCAGCGTTGTAATCTAGGCGGACGACGTTCTGGAAGTCCTTATACTCTCCGACGTATAAATCCTTGCCTGTTCTTGAACCGCAACCCATTAATAGTTCTTTCATGCTTTCACCTCAATTCCCGTTATCGCTTCAAACAATAACTTGGCCTCACGGCTAGCATCAACAGGAAACACACCGGCAGCTTTATCCTCATCAAGAATTCGTAGCATCCTGTTCTTTCTTGGATCAGTATGATGATTGTAATTATGGTCATGCTGCATTTTAATCTCATGCGCCGGAATGATGCATCCAACTTGATTATATAAATCCCAAATAACCTTATCAGCCGGCCATTGGCGAACTTGCGGGAAGAAGAAAAAGCCCAACAGATCAACAGCTTTCTTACTTATCATCGGGAACCTAGGAAATGGATTATCTGGCGTATCATTATATGTCGAGTCCAGCATGGCAATAAGATATAAGCCTTTAAACTGCTTATTCGCCTCGACCTTAACCCGGACAATATCGTCCCAGCCATACGTTTGCATATAACAGTCATCATTGAATACTAATATGTTATCTCCAGATGCGATCTTCGCTCCGGCGTTCATGTAATCATTACTGAAGTTATCTGACTGCTTAACGATCAACACGCGAATACTAAAACCAAACTTTCCTTTTAACCCGTGATAGAACTTCGCATCAGGATCATCGTCATCAACGACCAGTATCACCTCAAACTTATCCCGTTGAGCTGTGAATAAATTGAATGCGCCTAAACATAAACGCAGTCCATCGACGTTTCCTCGAACAGGCATGACAACGCTAAACTCAATCTTGGTCGAACTCTCCATTGACTTTCCTTTCTTCCCATATCTTATTTATGAGATTTGCCGCCACAGACTGCACTAAACCTATACACGCATCTAGATCACCCTTCCACCACCTCCGACGCTCTGTCCTTCCGCCAACTGTCAACACCTTTCGCCCAGCCACAACAACGTCGTCATAGCGCGTCATTAACTCCTCGACAATATCATCGTCTGAGAATTCTTGGATTGGTTTCATATCGTCGCCGGATTAAACTCAGGCATCTCATCGCGAGAATACTTATCTCGTTTCATTGACTTACTCACTCTCTGATCAGATATATTCTGGTCAAATGCCCATTGAAGCATCTTATAACAATCCCCGCGACCAGGTGACCGTTTCAACTGCACTCGAATATCGGCCTTCTCGATCAACTGCTGTAACCCGCGACCATTCATAAACGATATATCAGCCTCTAAATCTTCACGCAAATGCTTATCATCAGGTAATGACGCATAACCAGAATACCCACGCTTCTGTGCAATGAACGCTGCCTCAGCTCTCATATTCGCATACATCACGCGATCACATATCTTTATACTCGATGGCATCGACCCGTGAAACTTCAATATCTGTATCCCGTCAAGATGTTCTTCTGGTAATCTCACAAGCTCTGAATACGTTTCAATACCAAGGCCGTCACAGTCAACGATAATGAACCAGCCGCCGATCAGCTTACACATTTCAACAGCTTTCAACGCTTTCTCAGTCGGCGACATAACCATCTTTTCAAACACTTCAAGCACTTCACCGTTATCGCCAGACATGAATACGTTCATGTCGACACCTTCACCAGCAGGGTCAACAGCAACGCCACGATTAACTCCGACCTTTGCGATAGCTCCGAACCTATCACGCATCATGTTCAGCAATATTGAATTGAACACCTTATTCTGAGCGGCAACATCCCAGCAGTTCAATACGAATTGCTTATATAAATCAGGTGAGTTTCTCTCAAGAGTCTTTAAACTCTCAAGGAAGTCAGAAGGAAGATTATGCTTATTGTCCCAAGTCGTCGCCTCAATCAACTCCGCGCCATCGAATAAACTATCCTTCCAGTTCTTCTTTATCCAGTTATCACCGGCATTGGCAATTACCCAGCCAGAGCGAAGTGGAAGTCCAAGCTGTTCAAACTCAGGCATTGGTTTACAATCACGCCGTAGACGACCGAACAGCATCCAGAACTCTTTATCTGAATCAAGCTCCTCGCCTTGTTCAATGTAGAACCATCCGAGGTTAATGTTCTGCTGATTGATACTCGCCATTTCATCGAGGTGACGGAACATAATCACAGAGCCATTAGGCAAAGTGTAATTGCGGTTTGAATCTACTTTATCGCCGGTATATTTTTGGAAGTCTTGAAGCGTTGAATCGTTGAGTGATCGTGCAGTCTTACGAAATATGCAACCGAGGTTTTCAGGAATGAATCTTGAATATAAAATAGCGCGGGAGATTGCTGATAGCGTTTTACCCGTCGCCCATGCAGCAACCATGCACGGAAAGCGCGACTTCGAAAGGATAAACCTTTTCTGATAGTCATTCGCAGTGAACTCTATCATGCTTCGATCTTTTTCCCGTCGGAAAAGTTGATTGTTATACCTTTAGGTATATTTACTCCAACATCAATATCTGCTTTCGTGATGTCAGGAACGAATTTTTTGATTATTGCAATCAAAACAGAATTATCTTTATACGCTTGCTGAACTGCGTGTTTGTATAAAGACTTTTTCTCCTCTACTTCAACTTCAGCAGCGGCATGGCGCAACATCTCGATCTCCGGTCTTCGCGGACGACCGTTTGGATTAGACACAACACCTTTTTTAAAAGGCATAAATAGTCATTATTTTATAATGCCTCCTAATTAAGATTATACATAAAGACCTTAAATCCTTACAAACTATTTAAGAAAAGAATTTCCATAACCAGATAAAGATTTTAACGAGTAGAGCGCATAAAGCTAAACAACAGAACCCAACAACAGTGCAGAAAATTCCAGAAACTATTTCCATGTCGACCTCCTTTCTGTCCAAATGTCGATTATTCGCACACAATAGCCGATTCTAGGCACTTTCCCGTTTTAGCCACCTTCCATGCGTCAATGGCCTCAGACCATGTAATATCAAGCCCATGGTGCGTCCAGTTGGCTAGGATTAGGACTGGTTGGCTGATCTGTTTGTTCCAATACAGGCAGCGAGATAAGCGCCACTCGTCCACAGAGATTACATTGTGCATAAGGTTTATCTCCGGTTGATGAATGGAACGACTTGGCCTTGAGTGTCCCTGGGCAGAGGTGACAGAGATACGATTGATCCTTGTGTGGTGGTGATTGCATGGGAAATCCACTCCATTTCTTGTTCGGTCAGTTGGTGGAAGGTTTGGAATTCTGATTTGGTCATAGTCATGGTAAAACCTCAAGGTGGTATACAAAACAGAGGTGGTATAGCGTTTTGTATAAGATATTATTATTTATAGGAAAACCACTATACCACCACCACCTAAAAAAAGAACCAAGACCTTCCGCAACTGGTGCTCCTACTATCCATGTCATGCCTTACCCATTACTTTATTATATAGGTGGTATAGGTGGTATAGGTGATATAGAATCGACGACAAAGTGGTCTTACCACCTCATTCCGTAAAACTTAAATTGTGGTCTAGGTGGTTATCTTCTGTTTTAACTTCCAATGGCTTAATTTTTCTCCAACCCCTTACAACTTCTTGCTTTGCGTTAGTTCCTAGACCTTTTTTGAACATCCCAGAAAGTCTGATGACATTTGCTATCCGCATCTGGGTAGACTTATCAAGATCGCCATTGCTTAGGTTTAGCTTGTCTGCAACATCTCTTATAGTTATAAAATTATATGTTTTTATATATTCTCCAACAAGGTTTTCCCACTCATCATGGACTCGCCGTCCTTCTTGTTCTTTCTTTGTTTCGTCTTCTGGAGTATCCCACCAAGATTCAGACTGTTTATATCTAAATAAAGCCTCTGCAAATAGCTGATCTCTGTTATCAACGATATAAGGGATGTCTATTTTAGTTGTCTCTAGCGGCCAGAATCGTCTTGCACCAGTTGGGTCGTTTAGATATGCTTCATCGTTTGTTGATCCTGTTAATATACAAGTTCTCGGATGGTCTGAAGCAAAACGGAGGTAAGAGGCACGGTAACGGTCGCTACGGCAAGTTATCATTTTTTTGATGATATTGATTTCAGCTTTAGAAAAGCTAGAAAGTTCAGCAAACTCAACAATGATTTTGGCTTCTAGGCATTTGTAAAATTCAACAGATCGAACGTCAGGCGCGGCTTCAGCGTAAAATTTGCCTCCAATTTTATTGAAAAGGGAAGATTTCAGAGTTCCTTGCTTACCTTCAAGAATAACCATATTATCGACTTGGCATCCTGGGTCGAAGATTCTAGCTGCCATTGAAATCCAGAAATTCTTGGATACTGCCTTTGAGTAATCTGATTCTGGTGATCCAGCACAGTTATTGAAGAACATCTCTGTCCTGTCTATTCCGTCCCATTTTAGAGATTTAATCCAGTCTTGAGGCTCATTCCTAACATCGGTATTTGAGTAATGCGTTATTGCATCAAACACGGATTCTTTGCCGAGTTTTGATATTCCGACAATGCGTTGAATAAATATCATCATATCAACGGTTTTAAGGTCAGACCATTCTTCGGGTTCTTTACATTGCCAGGTTGTTAAAATCTTATTATGAAATTGGTCAAACCATATTTGACCTTTTAAAGCAGTCATCTGGGAAAGTATACGAGCGACGTTATCAGCGTTACAATAAGGTCTGTCATTGTCAGCAAGGTCTAATTTGAGGTTCTTCCATAATTCGGCTTTATTGTAATTTTCAACTATTTCAGCGACAAGTTCATGCTTATTCTCTGGTTCTCTAATATTAAGGTCAGCTCTTGACTTTCCATCTTGAAGAAAATCATAAGCATCATATTTATTACTGAATCCTGATATATCAACAATCTTAATCGATTTACAAGTTGGCAGAAGCAGTTTTACGAGCTTCTCTCCGGCCTCAATGCCGGCCTTATCTGCATCAGGCCAGATAATTATATCCTTGTCTTTTAGGACACAAAAATCTGCTATGCCGATAGCCTGGGATCCACCCGGCCAAGTTGTCGATATGTACTGGTTGCCGAATATTTTCTGACAAGCGTCTGCCGCTTTCTCACCCTCACATATAACTATGTTCTGGCTTTTTATAACGTCTGGCAAATGGTATAAAGGTCTATTCTTCTCAATATTCTTACACTCCCACGACTTCCCATTAAATCGCCAAGGCTTAAACTGTTTCTTTTGTCCTTTTGGGTCATATCTTGCGATATATAGCACCGGCTTAGAGTCTTTGGACAGATATACCCACGATCCTGTTGGATTTCCGTATTCTGGATGAAATAGGTTTGGCTTTGTGTCGCTGTGATGAACTTTTGGTTGTGATATAGCAGATGGGCAGTATTTATCAGCAAGGTACTTTGCACTTTCGATCTGTTCGATATTCTGGATTGCTGCGTATAACGAAATAATATCTCCGAACGTTTCTCCTGTAGCGAAGTCAGATCCTCGCATCTTTTCTATATTATATTTGAAGCTGCCTCCTTGACCACCTGACTTTGAAGAAGCTGTGTATTCTTTTCCTATGAGCTTACCACCGGGGCATATTTCGGATAGCACATCGAATGCTCTAAACTTCAGAGCGTCATTTAAGACATCAAACTCTATCATATCTAGCTCCATTAGTGGCAATTGCCCATAAAGATTCTATTTCTTCATAACTTTGAGGACAAAGATGGCTGTTACCGTCGTATTCTCCTGTTATCCTGTCTTCATAAGACATTATTGAGTTTATAAATCCTGCGCCAAGAGAATCATTATTAAAAACGGCAGGCTCAAAATATCCAACGTCTGCATCTTTATACCATGTTCTTTCGTTTAGCCATCCAAGATGCTCGCCCATGCTACAATTCTTTATTAATAGAGGAGCTGTTCCAAGAAGAAGAATTTCTTTGTCCCAATGATCTGTTCCTATAATTGATTTTCTATACTTTTCTATTGCAGGAGCAAACTGCTCAAGAAGCTCGTAAGGCTTTACCTCGACAAGGGTGCTACGTTTCTTTCCAATGAGAACAAAATCTGGAATATATCCGTTTAGATCAAACGGCTCATATTCCCATCGCCACATAAGAAGGTCAAAAAACCTAGCCCACTTTGACTCTAGGCGCGATCTAAACTTTATGCCTTTGTATTTTGTTTCGATGCCTTTCATAGATCCTCCTTAAATAAACATACCCCCCGGCATTGCCAAGTGACAGCATGGCAATGTAAACCAGTTAGGAGCTGGCGGGGGGCATAAAAAAGACGCACCTCCTCGACGGGAAATGCGTCTTAAGTTTCAAATAGAATCTTATGCCTGTCAGCATTAAAACATCGACCTCCTAAGCCGATAATTTAATATACCATAAAAATCTGTGGTGTAAATACTTTTCTTGTCAATTGAACATGAGTATAACACAGACAAAAAAAATTATCTCCGTTTCATAACCTCGATCATCGAAACTTGGCCTTTGATCCTGTCGGATTTACGTTTGCATACATGGCGTTCCATAGGGCGGAGACGTTTTTTACAACTTGGGCAAGTCGACATCAAAACTCCATCTCCTTAACCCTATTAGCATCATATTCACGCCGTCCAGTAGCAGCCATAGCTTCGTCAACTGAACGAACAAGCCAGTACGGAATATTGCA